TGAATAGATTCTTGGTGCGAAATATTTTACAGAGTCTATACTTTCAATATCAGATCCATTTTGGGATCTTTGATTTGTTGTAACTGTAATTGTGTTTGTTGGAATAATTGTATTCCCACTAGCATCCTTTAAAGATCCTGCGAAGGAGAAACCACTCACGCCGTTGCCTTCTTTTCCATCAGTCACAATATAGGTAACTGTAATTACGGACCCATTTTCAAGTTTCTTACCAAAAAATCCATCACCAAAAAGAATCTGATATTTCTCATCCTGCACTTCTTGAAGCAGATAGATCTCTGAAGTTGAATTAATATCAAAGATATTATCTGCTAGAGAATATTCTCTACCTAAACCAGTATCGCTGGTACCCTTCACATAAACAACAATTGTTGATGAATCGATGAATGAATTATCTAAAATAAATTTCTGATCAAGAGAACCATCAACGACAAATTGCTTACGAAGGAACGTTCCTTCGCTAATTGTGAGGTTGCTAAACGTTGCAGTTCCATTGACTACTGATGAAGATATATTCTCCGAAACTGAGAAAGTATATGATGTTCCTTCTGCACTACCAGTGCATACCAGACCCGCCTGTAAGGTTAGTGTTGGGGTTGTTGAAGAAGTACTAACCTGAAAGGAAACAACTGCCTTAGAGGCGGTTCTGGAACGTGGTACATATCCAATATTTCTTGCTAGAGATACAACATTCTCTCTTACTGTTGCAGAATCTAAGAAAGATTCATTTACAACTAAGTTAGAGTTGAACGCTGTGATATATGTGTTATATGCTAACGTATCAATCAGAACTGAGAAATTGGAACCCTCAAAGTCAAAATCTGTAAAGGAAGAATTTGCCCTAAGGTAATCCTTAATTGAAGTTCTGATCTGATCAAAGTCTAAATTTGAAAACTTAGTAAAAGGCATTTTATCTTGCTGCCTCTAAGATAAATGAATATTGCTGCGTAGGAATTTCCTGCCCAATAATATCAAAAGATACAGTAACATCGAAGTTATTAGTATCTGGGGACGGTTCCACAATTACTCTAACATCAGTGACTCTTGGTTCAAAATTCCGAACAGTATTGATAATTTGATCTCTGATTACACTCGCAGTACCATAATCAACGAAATCAAATAAACTTGAACGAACTTTTGAACCAAGAACAGAATTAAAGAATCTTTCAGTTGGAATTGTTTCGACCAAATTACGAATAGAACGCATGATCGCACGTTCATTCTTCAGAACCGGCAGGTCCTTAGTAACAGGATGCGGTTCAAAGGATAAACTAATATCTTTGAAGGATCTAGATATCCTTGTAACGGTCATTGGACATAAAATTTCTTTATTTATTTATGACTATTTCCAGGGAGAACCGTACATTGCATCGGTTCCATACTCCCAGTCATCATAATCTTCATCGTTTCTAATTTTCTCATGCAACTCAACTTGTTTTTTGAGATCATGCTTTGGTGCTAGATCGTGCATAACCTCTTGAATGATTCTTTTTTGTTGTGGGTAATTGTAATCTGTGATGAGTTTTGAGGTTCCCCACATCTCATACATGTAATTTGAATCTCTATCTACGGGTAGATTTGACATTGTGTTAGCTCCTGTTTTACAAATATAAAACAGAACTTTTATAAAGGAGGTTGCTATCTCCTTATTTCTATTTAACGCTCTACTTCTCTCAGAGAATAAGAGTCCGTGTCAAGATATTTAAGTATCTCTAACGCAATCAAACGTGGATTTCCTTCGCCACAAGTGTAAACATCTACCGCTAGACAACCATTCTCTGGCCAAGTGTGGCAAGAAACATGACTTTCTGCAAGTGCGATCACAACAGTACATCCTTGTGGAAGAAAGCAATGAGAAAAAGTGTTCAAAATCGTCATCTTAGCGCGATTTATGCCTTTGATCATGACGTTTTGTAGAGATTCAACGTCATTGATCAGATCAAATTTAACATTATACACCTCTAACAGAAGGTGCTTACCCATTGAAAACTTTTCCAACTCAAATTTCTGTTAAAAATTTATTTATTGTACATAAAAACCCTGTCTAAAGTAGTCAGGATCCTCAATGAAGGGCATATTTTCTATCTTTTCACCATCCCAAACAGGAATCGCAACTGAATTACCGTACCTAAAATCAGGATTTCTTCGAAAATGTACTTCAATTAGATTTTTACCAATAAATTCGCAGTTTATCCACTCATAATTGCCCTTTAAGTCTTTTAAAATGTCGGGAAATTCAACATTTCTATCAACTTTTTCCCATTTTTTCCACTTATAGTAAGGATCATTGGGGTCACGAGTGCCAAGTACGATTAAATCCGCCTTTTGATGGTGAAAATCAACACTTAAATGCTCTCCTTCAAAGATCTCACACCAAAATTCAGAAGGATGTATGTGATCCGTGTATTGTTCTAACCATTCTTTACGAGCAAAACGCCCCATGCCCATCAAATTGAAGGATGGGCGCACAATATAAAAGTCGGGTCTGGGAACTGTGGTACCAACAGGACCACAAGTATAACCCAAAACCCGACTTAGAAATAATTTATTGTAAACCCAGAGGTCTGATGGATGTATTTGATTCCATTCATCATTACCATCTAGGTAATACATCATCCTTTCCCCTGCCCTCTATATTTTTTACGAGCTTTATTACGAGAAGACGCAGCATACTTAGTTCCGTATCCATTTCCTTGACGAGATTTCTTAGGAGGTCCAGGATTATAAGAACCGTTCTTAGTTGGTCCAACCTTTGATTTTACAGCCATTAATTTTCTCCAATAATTTCAGTTTCAATTTCTTCAGGGCGTGGAGAACCTGTCTGATAAAATTCAATCGCCAGGTCCTCCATAATATCGAAATATTCTTGCTCTGTAAGACTTGAGTAAATCTTTCTCCCCTTACAGATAATATTGTAAGAATCGTTAGACATCAAATAATCCTTGATTTTTCGTGACCGACTCTGATGCGAGGATCGCACCAAATTTCAAATCCTGCTTCTTTTGCATCCAAACAGAACGATACATCTTCTCCACACATATCCTGAACTTGACCAGACTCAAAGACTTGCATCTTAGGAGCAAACCATGGATACTTCATCTCCGAATGTTCAAATACACCGTTTTTAATCAGAACCCAACCAAAACCAGTGTAGTCAACTGTGAAAGGCTTACGACGCTTTGAGATGCTATCAACGGTTTCATGATTCATCACTCCACCATTACCACGGAAATCATCTTCATCCAACCAGTGCGCCACTGAGGTTGTGTGACCGTCCTCTGTAGCATACCAACCAGCAGCGATATCCTTTTCCATTAGAACTAATTGCCAGAATTTTTCTGTATTGAAAACAATATCAGAATCAATCCAAAGTTGCCAATCATATTTAAGTTTTCCATCCCAGGGAATCTGATCAGGTCCACGCAGTACATTCGCACCTAAACATTTGCATCGAGCAAAGTTTACCATCGATGAATAGTCCTGCGAGATCTGAATGCTTGCCCCCGATTGCACAAGGTCAAAACACAGTTGCACGAAGTTCTTTAAGTATGTGTAAGATACACCTCTACCAGGAAGACAAAAAACAATTGACTTTCCTTTTACCATTTCTTTTGCCAGATCATAGTCCCATTCTTGTGTGGGTGATGCGACTACGGGCGATTTTGCTTTTACTGTAAATCCTTTAGCCATAAGATAAGTTGTTTACTTCAGTATCATACTCTATTATGTAGAAGAATTCAATCAGTCTCTTTCTGATAAAACGACTTCGTTACCCTCTAAGGTAAACTTAACTTCTGTGTCTTCGTACCATGAAAGATCGTTTATGATCTGCTCAGGTATTACAAGGTAGTATTCACCGTTAATTGGATCGACTTGTATCGTCTCAAAAATATCTCCGGAATTTTTTTTCATTTCAGTATATGATTGAACCTTTTCTGCTATTATATATTCTCCGGGATTTTTTGAATAGAGAGATATTGAAAGGTCGATCTGGGTCGTTTATAGCTTATGGGGACCCATTCATTATAACACGGGGGCGGGGTAGGGGACCGCAACCCCCCACCCACTGCCGATCACGAACGAATAAGACTGCCCCCACGAACAGCGGGTCACCCCCGCCCCGCGAATGCCTCAGAGTACTGGGCGGCGATGGCGACGGCGGGCAGACCCCAGTGGATGTAGGCGGAGGGGCGGGAACCGTTCTTCAGTTGGTCGTGGCGGGAGATCCATTTGATCTGGCGGGTCTCCAGGTCAGAGCACATGCAGAGGGGGAAGCGCATCGGTCTGGGGTGGTGAACTGAGAGAATTGTACAGCATCGGGGGGCGGATCGCAACCCACCCCCTCACGAATCAGATGCCTGCCATTGCGGCGACCAGCCGATCACGCTTGCGGATCGCTTCGGGCAGGATGAACCACTCATCACGCTTGCCGTTGGCGTGGCAGGTGGCGGCGAGGATGCGCTCCTGCTCCATGTCCACCATCAGGGCATGGATGGTGCCCTTGTGGCGGCGGGGGTCAAGACCCATAGAGCGCACCAGGTCGGAGCAGGTCATGGGGCCATCGTTGATCAGGTGAGTGCGGATGGCGGCGCAGATGATGGAGGTGAGCATGGTTCGGGGTCCTGTGAACTGAGAGTATTGTAGCAGGTCAAAAGGCGACCTCATGATCCCAGTAGAGATGCCACAGGGCGGTCAGAGTCTCCCGCTCCCGCTGCTGACGGTAGTGTGCCCAGGACTCGTGCTCAAAGGGACGCAGGGCGGCAGCGCG